CGTAAGACTGAAGCAGGGCCAAGGTAGTGCTCTCGTTGGTGTCCCAGAAGTGGGGGCACGGCTCGCTCATGTTCTCGGCGCGGATGCTGAACATGTTGCCCACCTCAGCCTGGTCGGATGTGCCGACGTGGCTGAACAGCTTAGCCCCAGCGTCCTTGCCGATGATCTTGAACACGCCAGCCTTCAGCTCAAGGATAGCCACGATGTCGGGACCGGCCAGCGACTCAATGAAGTTGCGGGCGGTGATGCCGAGGTCGGCCACCTTGCCGCTGAACTCATGGTACCAGCTCTTGGTCTCGGGGTCATACTCCTCACGCCAAATGACGCTATCCTTGTCCAGCTTCAGGGCGAAGAGGCCATCGCCAGCACCGAACGTCAGAGCGTCATACTGATTGGGCGTAGCCGAAGAACCCCATGCGAGGATCTCTTCAAGGTTAGCCAGCCAGATGCGGTTGTGATAGACACCGGCTGCAACCTGGTTGCAGTTGTTCTCTCCTGCGAGGAACCCACCGGTAAGAAGTGAACATGCGCTCATTCGTTGTGGTGTTCGGGTTCACCAGCGCAGCCTTACGGGGCTGCGCTGGTCTCACCCATGGTTAGTTAGGAAGCAGGACCCCAGTACTTGATGGAGTTGCCAGACAGGTCGCGGAAGCCCACGCCAGCCTTGAAGCGGAACTTCCACCAGATGTTCTCCTGGTACTGGTCGAGGCCCATCAAGATGTTCGTGAAGTCACTCTCCAGATCGAGGGCGGTCACGAAGTTACCGCGACGGCTCAGGATGATGGTGCCGGTGCCGGTCAGGAAGTTCTGCGTCACCACGTTCACACGGGTGCCGGGGAACTGGATGGTGGCGAAGGTGCCACCGTTGAGCGTGTCGAGGGCAGGCACCAGCGTGTTGCCACCGTACAGCTTGGTGTAGTTCTGCTGGAGCAGCAGGAACTCCTGCGGGCTCATCACGATAACGGCCTGACCGCTGATGACCTCGCTGGCGAAGTCCACATCGGCCATGGCAGCGTTCAGCAGGCTCGTGCAGATGTTGAACACACCGGCAGCGTCCGTGCCAGCGCTACCACCGCTCGTGGGCGTGCTGGTGCCGAGGATGCTACCACCCGTGCCGGTACCAAGGTTGGCAGCGTACAGCAGGTCGGTCCAGCCGCTCGAGATGAAGTTGGCGCTGCCGGTCCACATGGCGGAGCCGATAGCCTTCCCCACCTCACCGGCCACGCTCTGAAGGATGCCAGCCTCAAAGGCACCGAGGCCGGTGTAGTGCTGACCTGCGTTGAGGCCCTGAGCGGTGTAGTAGTCCTCCAGACCATGCACGCAGATCTGGTCACGCACCAGGCCCTTGCTCAGGGTGATGGTGGCCTGCGAGATGGTGCTGTCGTTGTTGCCATCGATGTCGGTGAAGCAGCTTGCTCCATCGGCGATGGTAATGCTGCTGCTCAGGCGGGGCAGCTTGATGCTGTCGGCCTTCACACCAGTGATCACTTGACCATACTGCCGCACGAAGGGCAGCACGTCGTTCGACGCCACAGCGTCAAGGTAGAAATCGAGCCGGGACTCGTCAACCCATTGGGTCAACCCGGAGTAAACCAGTGCCATTGTCAGTTATTGGGTTTAAGACCGAACTTTCGGTCGAGTTTTTCGAGTGTCCGAGCCATGCGCTCAGCGTGAGCGGTGGCCGGGTTGTTGGTCTGCTTGACAGGAGCACCAGGCACCACAGCGGTGGGCTGTGCATCGCTGACCACCGGCTGCTCAAGCGGCGTGGCCTTGAGGGCCTCCACCTGCTGCACAGCCTCTGCGGCCTTGGCCTCTGCCTCAGCGACCTTGGCAGCGTCGGCACCAGCCTCGGTGGCCTTAGCCTCTGCGGCTTCCACGGCAGCGTTGGCCTCATCCAGTTGGGCACGCAGGGCCTTCACCTCTTGGGTCAGGCTCGCCACGATCTCGCCGTACTTGGCAGCCACGCTCACCTTAGCCTTGATGTGCCCGCGCACCGCAGCCTGTACGGCCTCGGTCACGCTCAGCGGAACCTCCACCTCAATGACCTCCTCCGGCTGCTCATCACCGGGGTCGGTGGTCGGCGTCTCCACCACCTGCTCGGTGATGGTCGTCTCCACCACCTGCTCGGTGGCGGTCTGCATTACTTCTTCCATCGTCTTCATGGTGTTGAGGCTTGCCGCCATCTTCATGGGGTCGAAGACCACATCGGCGAAGCCCATGTCCTTTGCTTCCTGTGCCGAGAGGAATGTCTCATCCTCCAGCATCTTCTTGACCTTGTCCTTCCTCATGCCGGTGCGGGCCGAGAAGATGTCCACCTGCCGCTCGTTGATGGAGGCAAGCACGTCATCGCCCTCGCCATCCACCACGCTGTAAGCGTTGTGGATCATGAGGAAGGCACCTGCCGCCATCTCGGTGTTCTTGGCACCTGCCGCCACGATGGCCGCACCACTGGCTGCGATGCCATAGATGCGCACCGTTACGTCCCGGCCCTTGATGAAGTCGTAGATGCCAAGCGAGGCAAATGCGTCACCGCCGCCGCTCATCATGGTGATGGTGGCAGGACGGTCCCGGAAGAAGTTGAGAGCGGCGATAATGTCCGCCGCCGTGTAGCTGGTGATCTCGCCAAGGATGGCAAGCTCTACGCCCTGCTCAGACTGCTGACACCTAATGTTGGATGGCCGCATAGACACAAAGGTCCAGCGGACAAATAGGCAAAGGGGCCGAACCTTTAGGCCACCGAGCGCCTAATTATGTACTGGACCGTCGAGCGGGTCATGTCATACTCAAAGGCCAAGTCGAACTCCACCTGCCGCGTGCTGGTGGCGCTGTTCGCCAGCCGGTCGTAGAACAACTCATACACCACGGCCCGACGCATCAGGCCATCATCCAAGGCCCCGCAGGCGTAGAGGCTGTCGATGACATGCTCCACGATGGGGCTGTCACCGTGCTTGTCTTTGAGGATGCTGATGAGTTCGTCGCGGACCTTGCTCATAGGGTTGCTCGTGCTTCGCGCACCGCCACACGGTTCTGCACCGACCGTAGGCTCTCAATGGGCAGGACCGGTTGCAGGTTCATCGTGGACATGGCAGCGGCGTTGTTAGCTGCCAAGATACTACTGCTGTCGAGAGTGGCCTGCACCAGTCCACCGGTGGCATAGCGGCCACGACCTGGTGCCGCGCTGGTGTACATGTCGCGCAGGATGTCGAGGCGGTCCACACCAATGGCACGAACGACCTCTTGGGGCAGCACATACTCGCCACGGTGGACGACACCGGCAGGCTCGTACTTGCCGCCGGGGCCGGTGTAACCACCCTCGCTGAAGCCCTTGATGGCCTGCGCACCAATGACGGCGATGGAGGTGGCCGCCTGCACCTTGGCTCGTGCAAGGTCAGCAATGCGCTTTGCCTCGACAGCGACGATGGCTGCTGGTGCTGCTGGTCCAAGTGTGGCAGCAGACACCTTGGCAATCTCCGTGGCCGTGTTGATGGCGGCTATCTGACGCTGCAATTGGATGATGACATTGCCGATGGCTACTGCCTTTTCGAGGGCGAACAAGGCCTTGCCAAGGTTTGACCCCTCAGCAGCAAGCCCCTGCAAGGCAGACACCACAGCCGTTGCTGCATCGATGCGTGCCTGTGCCAGTCCCTGCTCCGCAGTCTTCTGCGCCTCAAGGAACGCGGTGTATTCCTCCAGCCGCTTCTCATCGTCGGACGTTTGGACCTGAGCATACTTCTTGCGGAGGGCATCCAGCTCAGCCTGCATCAGCTTCTCCGCCGCAGTCCTCGCCTCCGCGCTAAGACTGGCATTCTCAATATCGGCGAAGTACTTGTCACGGATGGCGTTCTCCTCACGCTGCAACGTGGTGAGCTTGCTGTCCGTGAATGCATTGATGAGTTCCTCCTCACGGCGCAGGTTCTCGTTGAGCAGTTCAATGTTGCGCAGCTGTGCCTCGCGCTCCAGCTTGGCGTTGTATTCCTCCTGCGCCTGCGTCAGTTGCTCGGTCGCGTCGATGCGCTTGGTGTCCGTGTCGAGCGTCTTCTGCCCGGCAGCGGCCTCGGCCTCGGATGCCTTGGCCTGCGCATCCCTCGCATCAAGGAGTTGTAGCGTCTTCTGAAGGTTCTCGTCAGCCTGAACAATGACCGCGCGGTTCGCCTTGATGGTCTTATCAAGGTCAGCGTTCTGCTCTTTGAGGAACAGGATCTGAGCATTATTGTAGCGGTTGCCAGTAGCCTCAAGTTTCTTGATTTCCGCCTCATTCTCGGCATACTGCTGCTTGGCTTCTTTGAGCGCCTTGGCCTCTTCCTCAATACTCTTGACGCTCTCACGCTGTGCCCTTGCCTTGTCAACCTCCAACTGGGTTCGCGTGCCAGCCAGCACAGCCAGTTCCTCGTCCAGCGATATCTCGGCCAACTTCAGGTCAGCAGTCTTAGCCGCTGCCTTCTGCCTGCCTTCCTCAGCTACCTTGGCCTTCTCGGTGTTCTCCGCAAGGTCAAGCATGGACGAGGCCAGCGTGCCGATGAGGACCACAGCCGCACCGATACCGCTCGTGATTAGCGCCGCCTTCAGGCCATTGATACCAACGCTGCCAGCCTGCGCCGCAGGACCAACAAGGCCAACCGACATCGCCAGCGCCTTTGCAGCCTTGGCTCCTTCTACCAGACCGCTGATGCCCTGCTGGATAGCCATAGCAGCCTGCACCTTGAGCAGGGCCTGCTCCACTGCCTGGTTCTCGCCGCCAAAGAGAGCCGCTGCACCCTGTGCCACGCTGAACGCACCAGCCACCCCTTGCAGCGCCTTGCCAAAGGTCTCGACCTTGCCCTCCGCATCGATGGCCCCAATGCGAGCGTTGAGGGCCTTCTGCTTGTCGTCAAGGTCGTCAACAGCCTCAGCCGCCTTCCTGAACTCCTCGCTGCCTGCACCGAATGTATCGAACGCCTTTTGTGCCTCCAGCCGCGCCTCGCGTATCTGAACGCGCAGCGGCTTGATAGCCGTCTCCGCAGCCTCGCTGAAGGCGTCGGCCATCTTGTCCCGGAACCGCAGGCCCTCGTCCGTGAGCTTGCTGACGTCGTTGGTCAGCTCCCGCATCCGGCCGCTGTTGCCACGGAGCGCGGTGTCGAGCAGGGCTATCTCTTCCCTGTTCTGCTTCCGGACGCGGGCCAGCTTCTCCTCCTGTGCAACGAGCTGCTTGTCAACGTTGATGCCCTGCGCCTGTAGCTTCGCCAACTCCTTCAAGGCTTTCTCCTCTGCCTTGATCTCGTCGTTGAGCAGCTTCTTCCTGTCCTTCAGCTCGCCGGTATTGACGGCAAGCTCCTTGAGTTGCTGGATAGCCTCTCCGGCATCCAGCTTGATGTTCATCACAATCTCCTTCTGTGCCATCGTCAGACAGGTATTAGCTCACACTCCACCAGGTCATCATCGCCGAACTTCTTGCCCTTCACCGTTTGGACGTACATCCACACGTCGCCGTGGCCGTCGTTCACCAGCCGTGGCCGCGCGAAGTCGAAGCCCATGAACTCGTCGTCGTACACCCTGAACTCCCCGCGCAGACTTGGTAGCTTGCTGCGCTCAAGGCTGTTGCGCCAGAACGCATCCAACGTGCCCTGCCTCCAGTCGCTGCCGAAGTCAAGGGACTGATCCGGTACACCATTGCCCTGAAAGTAGGCACGCGGGTAGCTGGTCCGTCCCACACCATCAAAGGTCCAGTTCCCAGGCGTCAGTCCAGCAAACACCAGCATGCGCGGCTTGATGTTCAGATGGTCAACACCCTGCGAGCCGTCGTCGTCTTTCTCGATTGCCGGTATCATGAGGTCATCAAAGCGGCCCTTCGTATTGGTTGGCGCGAACTTCAATGTCACCTCTATCTCCTCTCCTATACCGCCCATCTCGTACACTCCCTCACCAAGCGCACGCCCATAGAACTCGTCATGCTCTCTGATCTGTTTGTCTGAAGTATCATCGGCCCACCTGAAAATGTAACGCGATGGGAGGTCCGCTGCGACTTTCGTTGGCGGCTCGTTGTGACTCAGCCTGTCCCTCCAGTCGATGCCGCTGTCGATGTCGCGCAGATAGTCGTCCAGATGTTGGAAGACCACCTCGTTGGTCGCTTGGTCTGTGCGCACAACAAGGCGGAAGACGTTGACCAGCGTGCTGATAATGTCAGCCACCGACAGCCCCTTGTCGATGGTGGCAGCGATGTCGAAGTCAACCAGGTCCTGCCACCCGTTCCAGCCTACCAACTGGCCGTCCATGCGGCTCCCTTGGTTGAGCAGGACCGTGTCGGCAGGTCCGAAGTCGGCGATGGTGTACGCCACGATGCGGTATCTCTCGCCTTCCTCGAGCGCAACCTCAAAGAGGTCCTCGGCGATGGGAAAGCTCTGCGTGGTGACGGCGCTGCCATTCCACACCAGCGGAAAGGTCCGCGTGGCGATGGTGGTCCACGGCAGCAGCGGAGCATTGTACCGTTGCATCCGGAATGCCAACTGCGTGGTAGGTGATACCTGTGCCGCCGTGCCGTTGCGCGTCACGGTGAAGCCGCCATCGAAGCGGAACCGGTACCGCGCATCATTGACCGGCACATAGTTGTCATAGTATGTGCCGGTGTTCTGGGCTATGCCAGCAGGGTCGCCAATGGCAAGCGTGAATGGGAGGCCGCTCGAAGCATCAGCGGCCACCGATGCTAGCAGCCTGAAACTCTGCGGCTCGTAGAACTCTCCACGGAAGTTGACAGGCCCACCGTTGTATGGGATGATGAGCTTCTTGAAGAGGCGCGTGAACCCACCCTGCGCTTTGACCGTGTAGCCCTGCCCTTGGAAGAATGCCTGCAATACCTTCCACACCCTGACGGCAGGGTATAAGTATTGCTCGATGACGTTGGTCGAGGCGGTGAAGTTGTAGAACCTGCCGTAGTCGATGAGCGGGTACACGTCGGCCCGGTCCTCATTGACCCAGCTATCTTCCTGCATGATGTTCTCCACCTGGCCGCTGGTGCCGAGGTCCAAGGTATTTGCCTTGGTGTTCTTGGCCTCAGCTATCCATGTAGCGTTGTCGCCATACGCCTCAATGGTGATGGTGTCGTCGTTCCATTCCACCGGCCTACATGTTCCCTCAAAGAGGATCTGCCCCTCGTTGCCGATGCGGATGGGCACCGATGTCTCCACCTCCTCCTGCATCGATGGGCCACCGAGGGCCACCCTGGTGCCATTGGTGGCAGGCAGCTCGAATGACGTGGACGTAGCCCCCTTGACCTTGCTGTAGTCCGTCAGCTCAGTGAGTGAGTAGCTGAACTCAGGTAGGTCGTCGGGTGCAAGGTATAGCTCGGTGCCATTGATGACGGTCCTCATGTGCGCTGGGTCTGATTGTCAACGCCGAGCTGGTATTGGATCACGAACCGCTCCATGCGGCTGCTGTCGCTGTCGCCTGCCACGTCCGAGGTGATGGGGATGATGTTCGTCCACCATCCGGGCCTGATCTCCGTGAAGATGTTGGGACTCTCGAACATGTCCTCCGCAATGCGGCGCAGCATCACCGGCTGGAGGTAGCCGCTGGTGATGGTGTACTTGCGCTGCGGCTCCACCCGCCACACCCGCGTCTGCCACTCGTTGTTGTTGAACGCGGTGGGCATGGTCGGCTTGCTGATGACCTCACGGCGCACCGACATCTGCCGCGTCTCCTGGTCCTCGAAGGTGAAGGCGTCCACGCCCCCCAGCTTGTTGAGGTAGTACCACCGCTTGTTGATGCCCTTGCAGGGCGCTACCGTGAAGTAGAACGACTCACTAATCTGCCTCGGCCCGTTGTTTGGGTTGACGAACAGGGTCACCAAGTACTTGGCCGTACCGGCTGGCATCGTGAACGCCGATGGCCCTACGTTGAGGATGTTGGACTTGTAGGCGATGCTGTCGCCACCGGGATTGCCGTGCAGCGTCAGCGTCCCAGCGATGGGCGACCCCGCAGCATTGAGGAACGTCACGTTAGCCGCCATCACCTTAGGCCCGCCATCATACAGCCATGCGAGGTAGAAGGCATCGCCATCGCGAACGGTGACCTTGCCGTCCCGTGGCAGGTAGGTCAGGAACGGCTTATCCTCCTCACCCAGAATACCCTGCCGTACATATCCCTCCATGCCCTCCTGCCAGTCGAGCGTGATGCTGCCATCGCGCTCCACCTGATGGTAGGGCTGCACGGCGTTGACGCACTGCATGCCTTTGAACGTCTGACCGCGGTCGCCCTTGGTGCGCTCGAAGGTGATGTTGCCCAGAGGGTCCACCACGTCCCAGCCCTCGGTGACCGAGATGTTGTAGCCCATGCTGATGTAGCCATCAGCGTTGGTGATGAGGTTGTCGCTGGTATTGATGAGTTCCTTGATGTCCTTGAAGGACCGGGCAAGGAAGTCACGGATGTCCACGGTCATCTCCCAACGTCCCAGCGTAGGGTTGAACACCGGCTTGATGGCATAGGTGGTGCTGGTCCCATTGGTGGTGCTGACCTCGGCGAACATGGTATAGTTCCCATACGTCAGTTCAAGGTTGCCGCCGCCCTCCGCGCCTTTGAAAGGCGCGTTGATGACCATCAGTTGGCTGGACAAGATGCGCACCACGCGCCACGTCCCATTGTAGTTGGTCGTCCCGCTGAACTTGAACAGGCTCCCGTTGTAGTAGGTGATGCCAAGCGGTGAATGCTCAAGCAGCACATCGTCGGCACTCAGCCCCTGGTAGGTATCCAGTTCGTCCGTGGTGGGCTGTCGGATGCCAAGGATGGCATCATTGAACTGACCACCCACCACGGGGTAATTGTCGGACACCCACGACCAGACCACCGGGCGGTAGACCGGTGCGAACGGCCTTGCTTGCTGCCAGAGGAATAGTGCCATCAGGTCAGGATGCAATATTCGATATCGGCAGTGCCGCTACTGGTGCGAGCGCGTAAATCTGTGATATTTGTCGCAACGAATGGGCCAATGTCAGTGATATGCTGACGCGGGACAACAAACAATCCACCCGCAATAACATTGTAAATGATGTATTCGGTGGTGTTATAGAAGTCCAATGACAAACGCACAGCCACATCCACAGTAGATGGGTTGTAAATGATGATTGTGGTGTTTGCAGGAACGCGCGTCGCCAAAACCTCATAGGTATTGCCTATGGTCTGCTTTCCAGTTTGGATGGAGCTAACGGTGAATGATGCCGTACTCCCGATTGTTTTAGTTTCACCATCAGACTCCATTGAAGCGCTGAAGGTCAATGTTGCTGTCGCCATTAGCTGATGAGTTTAAGTCCTGTTAGGCTACTCCAAGGGGCATGACCACTGATGCTTTGCACCAAGATGTAGTCAATATCAATTGTTGGCGTATCCGTTGACGTGGCACTTCGGTTAATACCACCATTGAAGCCGCCAGCCCCCGCACCATTGTAGACGATGAACGGCATGCCTTCAGGAAGCAAAGGCCCCTTATAGCTATTGTTGGCCGTGTCATATATATCCAGCGATGTCGTGGTCCCTTCACCGTTTTGCACAACACAGCATACCGCCGCTCCAGTGCTATATAATCCAACACCTGTGCCAGACGCCTCAGACGCCATTGCGTGAATTTGTTGTTGTTCAACAACTCCTTCACCCACACGATGCACAGCCCCCAGCAGGCCCTCCACGCTGGCAGTGCGGCTCCATGTGATATTATTACCGCCGATGCGGCCCGTCACCGTGATGGTGATTGTCATTGTACTCATCTCAATCCGGTTTGAAGGTCAACCACCACCACCTCAGCCATCGCCTCGGCCAAGGTGTTAGCAGCATTGACCAGGTTGTCGTTCTCTGTCTGCCAGCCCGTGATCTCATCCTCGAAGACGTTGGTGCGCTTGAGGCGGTAGTCACGGCTCCCTTCCTTCGCCATCCTATTAGCGATGGCCCATGCGTTCAGCGTCAGCCCCTTGGCGTCCAGCCACCGCTCGATAGTGGCGATGGGCGGAGGCTTTCCGGGGCCACGTCCGTTACCGACCCACTTCCAGTTCTCGTTGGCCGCCATGCGACCAACAATGCCGAAGGTTCCACCCTGCACATCGCCGTAGCTTACCACCTCGTGCGTGATGCTGTTCATCGTGGCGCCGGTGGCAACCTTGCCGCGCTCGGTCATGCCCTGCTTGATGGCCTCCTGGAGCTGGACCATCGCCTGCTCCAAGAGAACCTTGGCACCGGTCTGGTCAACTGAAGTAGCCATCGGGGCAGGGTGCTGGTATGCGGTTACGGAAGGTCACGGTCATGCGCGCACCGGTCGTCATGCGCCCAGGCTCGTCCCAGATGGCGCTTAGGCTGGGGCTGGTCTCCACGCCGAGGTCAATGGTCACGCCCTGGTAGACGGCGTTGTCGAGGACATAGAGCTGCCTGAAGCGGTAGAAGCACTGGCGGGCGATGCTCTCCATCCGCTCGTATGCATCATCGCGCTGGTCTGCTGTGCGGTCGCTGTCGGTGTCATCAACGAAGATGACGTCCACGCCGAAGGTATCGAAGGATATATTCCCTTCGATTACCACTCCTGTTGTAGGGGGCTTCCATATACAGGCAGGGTAACTCAAGTCATGGTCAGCATCCAATGCTGATGTCCAGTCACTGAGCCACGATACCCCTACGATATGGCTTGTCACCACACCCTTGAACAGCTCACGGATGATGTCAACGCCCACCATATCGGGCGAAGGTAGGTGCAAAGATATGGCGCCGTGGCCTAACCTTTAGGCCAAGAGGCCATAAATATCGGTCACTACACTTGCAAAGTGAAGTGTAATGGAAGTGTAGTGGCTAACTCCCTGAGTATCAAGGACATTACACTTTACACTTCCCCCCCCCTATTTTTTCACGCACGGCCAATGGTTTCGCCTCTGTATATATAAAGGGTATAAGAGCGGAAGTGTAAAGTGTAATATTGGCGCAAAATGTGGCCTAACTCCCTGAGGCTTAGGAGGATTACACATTGAACACCCAAAAAGTCGAAGTGTAATGTCCCTGAGTATCAGCGCTTTCGCCGCTTCTCGTTCTCCTTCATCCGCTGGTACCGCTGCTGGATGCGTCCCTGCAGCACGTCGCTGTCCCGCTCATAGCTGAGCACGGTCAGGCACTCGGCGGTCGTGTACCGGACCACCTCGCCCTTGTCCCCGAACAGGGCTATCAGGATGGGCTTGAGCTGGGCGAGTCGGTAGATGGTGGCAAACCACCCGTAGCGTCGCTCAACACGCTCGCTTCCTGCTGAAGCAGATGCAGCGCGGACATCAGCCTCCGGCTCAAATACTGGTTCATGACGCTTTGCAATCGCGTCCCGCTGCTTAAAAAAAAAGCGGACAGCTTCATCGAATACTCCACCGGCATGTTCCGCATGGCGCTGATGCGGGCCTCGAGGTCTGTGCCATCATACTCCTTTCCCTGCTCCACCAGGAGGATGGCGAGGATGACCGGCAGCATGTCCACGTCGGTGGTCAGCGTCTCCAGCCTGGCGTTGATGTCCGCCCACTGGCCGAAGGTGGTGTCGGCCTCTATGTTCTGGGGGACGACGTAAGTCGTTCCTCCCCACTCGAAGGTCGGCTCCGGAGTGAACGCATCCATCCGCGCCTTGGTGGCCTGTCCAAGCATGGTGCCCAGCGCCGTCACCAGCGCCTCCACGTCGGCTGGCTTCATCCGCCGCAGCTTCGTCTTAGGGATGCGCACCCAGCGCCGGATGAGCTCGTAGGTCGCCTCACTCTCGGAGGTGCCCGCATCGATGGGCGGGTTGGTGATGGCATACCAGTCGGCTATGGTCAGGTCCTCAAAGGGGAGGATGCGGTAGTCGTGGCTGGAGCCGTCCGGCTCGTGGAGGGTGATGACCTTGCTCATTGGTTATTGCTTTGCCACCAATCGGTAGCGATGGCGAGCGCTTGGTAGTATAGTGCCCACTGAAGTGTTGTTACTGGTTCTGCGATGCCGCCGATGTCCACGCCCTTCATGGCAAGGATGTACCGCCGTATCAACTCGGGGCCGCTCATCTGATAGTCTTGCGTAGGTTGTCAACGAAGGCGCCGCGCCGATGCGCTCTGCCCTTGCTGCGAAGGTAGTCAGACCCAACCACATCACCGCGCAGTTCCAGCACCATCCGCATCATCATCGCATCGGCGAAGTCCGGAGACCGCCCCAGCCCCTCCTTGACCTTCTCCTTGCCCAAGATGCGCAGCTTGCCATCGCTGTCCACCTTGTCGCGCTTGACCCACCGCAGCTCCGTGCTGACCTCCTCGTGGTACGCCTCCGGCTCCCATGCCACCAGCCCATCGTTGACGTGCGCCGCCAGCTCGTAGCTGCACTGGGCCTTGAGGTTCTGGTACTCACCATTGCCCATCACCTTGCCACCGCCCTTGAACGCCACGCAGCCCGGCAGCAGGTCCACCACGCCGCCACCGATGCCGTCGTCGTCCACCACGATGCGTGACCGTGGCACGCCCTCCTGCTCCGCCAGCTGCCTGATGGCCGCAGCGGCCTCCGTGATGGCGTTGCGGTCCATCACCGTGACGTGTACCACCCGCAGGCCCGACCACAGCATGATAACCGTGCGGTCGCTGCCATAGCGTGCAATGTCTGCGGTGATAGCCATCTTGCCAGCCTCCACATGGTCGGCTGTGAAGATGTCCATGATGGCGTCGGGTGCCATCAGCGCGGCAGGGTCGTGGTCGTAGTCCCAGTTGCCCAGGAGCAGGCGCTCACGGTCGGGGCCTGTCAGCCTGCGCAGGTTGTCGATGTAGTGCGAGCTAATGTGGCTATTGTCCGTCACTAAGGCCGGAACGAACGCTCTATGTGGCGCGAGAACACCTTTGCGGTATGGGTCGTAGAAGTCGGTATAGACCCAGTTGCGGGCCGGGTTGCAGGTGAGCAGCAGCTTTGGGGTGAGGCCGAACTCGTCCAGCTTGTAGCGTATGCGGCTGCCCACGATGGCCTTGGCCTTGGCGGTCACCTGGTTGGCCTCATCGATGAAGGCCCCGGTGATCTCAAGGGAGCCGAGGTCGTCGAAGTTCGGGTCCGATGGGTAGGCGAAGAGGTCCTTGAGGATGATAGTGGAGGCCCCGATGGTTATCTGACCGGTCTGTGCATTGTAGGTGTAGTGGGCACCAGCACGGTATCCATGCTGGGAGCAGACATCGAAGAAGGAGTTGAGGGTCGTCTCCTTCAGCGTCTTGGCTACTGCCCGACCCATCAGCCAGCGTGAGCCTTGGTAGCGGAGGGCATTAGTGAAGAGCCACAAGGCACCGAGCCACGACTTTCCGCCGCCTGCGGCTCCACCATACAGCACCTCGCTGTGCGTGCTGTCGTCAAGGTATCGCCATGCCAGACCTTGCTTAGGGCTGAGGTCCGCCATCGTGAAAGGATAACTGCGTCTCTGTTATCACGGGAGCATCAAAGAGGCGCGGCTGAGCTTGGTGGTCAGCAAGGCGTTTTCGTGCTCCGGCGATGTAGTCCGCGTCTATTTCGCAGCCCACGAGGTCGAACCCTTCGATGTCACAGGCGATGGCGATGGAGCCGCTTCCCAAGTGAGTGTCGAGTATCCGCTGCCCCGGCTTGGCGTAGTTCTTCAGGAGCCAGCGGTATAGGGCTACGGGCTTCTGGGTGGGGTGGAACGTATTGCCCTCGATGCGGACAGACTGCCTGAAAATCTTGTTCGACCCATCAAAGGATGTCCACGCAAAGTCGAACATACCGAAGCTCAGTGCCTCCGGTTGTTCCTTGTCCCAAATGATGCAGTGCTTCGTTGGTGGCAGAGCGTAGTAGTTCGCGCCCCAAATAATTTGGTGCGTTGATACCCTGAACAACTCGTCAAAGTAGCTGGCGTCGATTGGCTTGTCATCCCATGCCTTAGGCTTCATCCCCTTGTCAGTCACAAGGCGCGGGCTTCGTCCTATGCCAATGCCGAACTCGGGGTCCACAATAGCAAAATCGAACGCCTTGTCAGGTAGGCCGCGCATGAACTCCATGCAGTCGATATGCAGAAGCTCAATCTTTGCCATCGGGGATGGGTGGCACGTTGATGGTCACGGCGGGGAGCTTGTCGCCACCGCTGGTGACATCCTGCGGGATGAGCTTCGAGTACAACTTGTAGAACTCGCGCAGGTTGTCGTTGTCGGAGCCTGCCCACTCGGCGAGGCGCTCCCATCCACCGAGCTTATCGAACGCCATCTGGAAGGCGGTCTTCGCGGCCATGGTGGACTTGTTGGGTGTGCCTGCTGGCCTGCCTGCATTGCCGGGTCCAAAGCGTCCCGATGCTGTCCGTTCTTTTCGGTCTGCCATGATTATCAGTCAGTTAGACCTTGTTGCTTCTTCTGTTCCTCTAAGACGCGCTCCGTAACCGTCTGATACCGATGGAGTTGTATCCATCCGGCTGGCACCCACTCAAGGCCATCAACGAATTCGATGAGCCAGTTGCCATCGATGTTGACGCAATTGGAGCGGACCACGCCGATGCGGTGCCCGCCTCCCTTGTAGCTCACCTTGACGGGGTCACCGCTTTTCATGTCGCTCGATGATGTTTCGTGCCCATGTCCATCCGGGGTCACCTCCCCACAGCGCCCATGCGATGCGCCCATTGCTGGGGTAGCCATCCTCGCCGGGTGACCAGCCCTTGCCTTGCTTGTCCACCTCGTGCCGGTCGAAGTAGGCTTTCATGCGCTTGACGGTATCGATGGGCAGGCCCTTGCGGTTGCTGATGTCCCTTGCCCTTGCGAGGCCTATCTCGGTACCACCGCGACCGTACTCGCGCCGCCATGCCAGCCCGCGCTCGGCCTCTTTGACCATGGCATCGGTTGGCTTGTAACTCTCCACCTCAGCACGATGGCGCTCACGCTCGATGGCACGGCCAGCGCGCTCTGCCTCTTCCTTGGTATCGAAGACGCAGGAGCCGCGTGGCCCCCACTTCCACTTGCCATTGTTACAGCGCTGTGCGGGCATCTTTCTTAATCTCTTTGGCAAGCAGCCGGTAGTAGGCTGCCCGGAGGAAGTTGTCGTAGATGGCCTCACGCTCGTGGCCCAGCTTGCGGACGATACCATAGCGTCGAGGTTCCTCGGCAACGATGGCATCGGCCACCTCATACTCCTGGTACTCGACAGCGATGGCCTCGGCCTCTTGTAGGATGTCGGCAAAGCGTGGCATGTTATACAGGCGTCTTGCGAGGTCGGCCGCGCTTGGGTTTCTCTTCGAGCCTTGGGGAGGCATCTTCATCCATTTGCAGGACGAACTTACGATAGTCGGATGGGATGTCGTTGAGCGGGTCATCGACGATGCGGCAGCCGCGTGCGAGGAGGGCATTGATGAGGATGGCACCTTGGCGCATGGCACCGGGTGTCTTGCCGTCGGAGAGGGTCATGCGTGCTCTCATGTTACCATTTGCCCACAGGGCAGCGTTGACGTTTGAAGGCTGCCTTTAGGTCTACGAAGCAGCCGCAGACCTTGCAGTTGAGGCCGGGCCATGCGATGTGCTCACAGGCATCGCTGCCGTCCTCTGCGGTGCCACGACAGATGGCGAGGCGCTGGGACCGCTTGGTCTCTGTTGCCTCTGCACCGATGGGAGGCATGCCGACAGCATCGCGCAGGATGTTGACCACCTTCAGGTGGCACGACAGGCAGTTGGCTGCCTTGGGTCGGTAGCCTTGGATGGCACGCGCCAGGTCAAAGGCAGCATGTCGATGCTCACCCCAATGGACATGGGAAGGGCTATAGTCTATCTCTGATAGGATAGCCTGTGCCAGTTGTTTATGGTTCATCTTTGCAGTATGATCCGAAGCAAATATATAGTGGCCTCCACTTGTTTCCACATGCGCCCTGAATTAACACGGCGGTGGCTTGAGCACACCTTGCCGCTGATGCCGGTGGTGGTGGCGGTGAGTGATGACGAGGGGGAGGAATTGGCACAAGAGTATGGGCTGACTTATGTCAGGACCGAGAACAGGCCGTTGGGTGCCAAGCACAATGCGGCGATGGCGCTGGCGCGGGCGATGGACCCTGACGCGGTGATGATACTGCCGAGCGACGACTTCATCAACCCGGCCTACCTGACGGCGGTCATCAATAGCGAGGCGGACTACATCTTCCCCGGCTCGTGCGGCTTCTACGACACGGCCACGCGCAGGTCCTGCATGATGCGGTGGGACCGTGGCGACACGCTGCTGTATGGCGCGGGGCGTGTGGTCAGCAGGGCGGTGCTGGGTGCTGTGCCTCGGCTGTGGACACCGACGCGCCTCAAGGGCCTGGACCAGGATAGCCACTGCACCATCCGGGGGGCAGGCTTCGAGGCGGTCCCCATCAACGTGGCGGACGGCAGCGTGTGCCTGACTGACATCAAGACTGGGACGAACCTGTGGGGCTATGACATCGTGAGCCATCGGGCCAGCAGCGTGGATGCTCAGGTGGTCATGAGCCATGTCTCTTTGGCTATCTGATGCAGGTCAGGGTCGCGGGTGGCGACGAGCATACCGCGCTTGGTGGCCTCTGCGGGCCTGTCGGAATGGTCCACGGTGACGAGCCAGCCATCCTCCACCAGATGGTCCCACAGCAGTCGAGCGCCCTCACAATGGGCATACCCTGCGGCGCTGCTGCCCACGTCATGGGCCACGATGATGCGCGGCTCATTGATGCGCAGGGCGGCTATCTCCTCGCTCACGCTATCAACGTCGTGGGCACCATCGACGAGCACCAGGTCAAATGGTTGCTCATCAATGAGCACTTCAACTCCCTTCCGCTGATGGAAGGTGCCGCGGTCGCCAATGACGCGGACGGCCTCCATGGTGCGGGTGATGTCGGCGAAGTGAGCGTCTGGCACCTTGGCTGCGATGAAGGCGGAGGATGACGCACCGGTGTGGACGCCTATCTCAAGGGTTCGCTGGACGCCGGTGCGCATCAGCAGGTACTGGAGCCACAGGATATGGCGGCGGTCCATGCAGGATCCATGTTCGTGCCATGATGGGACGAACGGGGTCAGGTCAATGATATTGGACAGGGTTTTCATAGGCTATTGAGGATTGCCACCCTGTCCACGTTGGTGAGGTGGAGGATGAAATCACCGGGCTGCCATGGCATCGGTGCGCTGTCGGGGAAGTTGCGGTTGACGCAGGTGTGGTGGACGGCGTTGAACGTCCGGCGCGGATGGCGGCGGACACGCGCGTTGAAGGTGGGGATGGCGTTCATGGCAGAGCGCAGACCATCCTGCTCCCAGCAGCAAGCCTGCCGGACAGCGAACCGCTCGGAGTGACTGCGCCATATGTCGAGGAAGAAGACGGTGCTGGGCTTGTTCCACACGATGAAATTACCGGCGCTGACGTAGGTGGTGGTCAGGTCGTCCGGCATCGGTGCGCACCAGTCGATACTGATGTCCATCACATGCTGGCCGTAGCGGAGCGGCTCAAGGTCCATGTCTCCGGTGACATAGCTGTCGGCATCCATCCACATGATGCCATCGTAGGAGCCCATGCGCTCGGTGATGAACTCCAGCTTCTGATGGCTGGGATGCGTCCGGTCATGGTAGGTGCGCACCGTCTCATGCTTATAGCCACGGCGCTCGGCATAGGCGCGCTGGCTGGCAGCGCAGCGGTCGCCCACCTCGGCCATGTTATCGGTGTAGCCGGTCAGGACAAGGATGCTCGCCATTGCTCAATGGTCTTGATACGGTTGTGCCAGCGGTCCAGCTCATAGGTCTCTTCTGCTTGCAACATACCCAGCCGCTCTGTCTCCCTTGGATTAGCCAGCGCATCGCGGACGATAGCCACCAGCCCATCGGCGCTGAGCGCTGTGCCATCGATGGTGTAGGCACCGCAGGCCATGCTGCGCAGGTATCGGTCGCTGTGGAACCCTGTGCGGTGGAAGTGGTCCAGGTTGATGGCAATGAGGGCCTCCTTGTAGACTGTGGCATCCTTGCCTTGCAGCAGCATCTTGCCGAAGCCCTTGCCGTAGGCAGCGAACTCAGAGGGGAAGGCGCGGTGCAGCGCCATCACTTTCTCACGGCGGGCCTCGCTCAGCGGGAACCGATTGCGGTAGTCATTGCCGATGAACACCACCAGCCGCTTGTTGGTCATGCGGCCATCGGTGTTATAGATGTCCGGGTCGTAACCTATCTGGAGGAACCGCGCATCGTAGCCAAGGTCCTGCATGGCGATAACGTCGGGCAAGTTGGTGAAGGCCGTGATATCTACATGCGGTGCGAGGTCGATGTAATGCTGCGGGATTGGGTCGCGGACATCACCGGTCCAGTTGATGACCATCGTGCCACGGTCCCGGATGGCCTTGAGGACCGTCTTGGACACCACATCGGGGTTCTGGAGCTGCATGAACAGCACATCGTGGGTGCAGGTCTCCAGCAGGAGCAGTTGCCGCTCGGCATAAGAGTAGCGGCCCCAATCGATGCGGTCCACATGGTGTCCGAGGTCGGTGCATGCCCTGTCGAACTCAGGCATGCCCATTGCGAGGTGAAGGAGTCTCATGACGGATGGACCATTGCGTATGGCGGCGGGATGCTGTAAGGCTTAGGCTTGCCGCGCCCATCGCCATAGGTGCGGTAGCCGGTGTTGTGCAGGTGGATGGCCCTCACCTTGGAGCACGGGTTGGTGACCGTCAGGCCCATCACTCGCAGCGTGTGGGCAATGGCATTGTCGCAGCCTGGTACGCCCATCGGGTACGGAGCATCCACGGACCACGGTCCTGCTCTGATGATCCACGCGTCTTGGCTGTCTCCACGGTGGTACGGCCACAGGTTGGCTCCGCCCTTGTCGTCCCATCGGGACAGCGCCCAGACCTCGTCGGCATGCAGCTTGTGAGCCTGCTCGGTCAGGGTGTGGTCGAAGTAGATGTCGCTGTTGGCGATGACGTTGACGTAGCCGGGCAGGCACAGCGTGAACATCTGCTCGAAGGTCGGACGGCCATCGATGGCGGTCACCTCGTCGAAGATGGCTGCGTTGGCCTCCCAGCAGTAGCGCAGCTCGGCCTGCCTCTCTTCAGGGCCGTAGAGCTGCTGCGGCTGGATGAGGTGTAGGTTCATGGCCGCACTACTTCGACAATGAAGCCACGGGCACGCAGCTCGGCGTGGCGGTACTCTTGGACAGGAGACAGGCGACCCTTGTCGGCCTTGACCTCCACCCAGCGGACCTCGTTTGGCTTGGTCAGGATGAGGTCGGGCATGCCGGTCTTGTTGCATTGGATGAGCTTGGTGACATACCACCCTTCTGCCTCATAGCGCTTGATGAGGGTCGCTTGAAATTGTGCTTCGGTCATGCCTCGACAATCTCAATTCCATCGCAAATTTTCTCAAAGATGTCCCCGATGTCACCACCATCAAAGCAATCATACTTGAACTGCCGCTGCATCACATCGGTGAATTGGTAAGCACATGCATAGGTATCTTTAATGCCCATAGCAATGGCAGCTTTGCTCACCAATGCTTGCATGTCTCCGCTGTCAAGAACGAACCCCCTTTGCATCCCAAGTTCTTTGTCAAACTTCTCAACGTTGTAAATGCCGCCACGGGTTCGCCTGTACTTGGGCTTGACTGATAGGCTTACGTTGTGAGCCTTTAGATGATAGTGCAGACATGAAGACACCAGCACAGCAATGCGGTTCTTATCCTTCATCTTTTCAGCCCCTGCAATGGGCTTGATGCTGTCGAGAACTTCAATCAAATGATACCACATTTTGTTCTTGGTTTTTGTCGCGCCGATAGTGCGCGGTGGTGTAGTCCTCCTTGTTGCGAACGGTCTTGTAGATGACAGGCTCCAGCGACCGGGCAGCGAATATCCAATGGACCCTGTTGGCCCGGTCTCGACCAAGGTACGACGCACGGTCCCTTCCCTGCAAATAGCTGAGCGCGGAATGGTCGATGCTGAAGAACACTAAGTCGTCTGCGCTGGACAGGTTGACCCCTTCGCGGCTGCTCTGCACCTGCCCGATGTAGACCTTGTCCGTGGCGTTGAACTCCTCCGGGCTGTCCGTCCACCGGCCATCATACACCTCTTTCAGCATATCCCCCTCGGCTTGGAACTTGTATAGGATAGCCGTCTTGCCCTTGAATGTGTCCCGGCAGTACAGCGCCTTGCTCCGGTCGAAGATGATGGCTCCATGGTGCTCTGTGATGACGGTACCGCTGTAGATCTGGTGCAGCTTGCTGAGCTGCTTGACCGCGGTGTCCGCCAGCACTACCCTGCGCCCCGGTTTTCCCACCACGCCGTCACGCATGATGCGCCGTGCCAGCCGGTAGGTCCGTGGTAGCATCTCCACCTTGTGGACCTGCTCCTCGATGACGGTGGTGAACCCTGCCTGCTCCTGTGTGATGTTGACCGTGAGCGTGCTGATGTCGCGCATGATGATGGCCTCGCGGGCATCGCTGTAGTCCTTGACCACCGTGCCGGTGCCGACACGCTTGTCCTTCACGTTGACGTACTTCTCGGCCCAGCGGTAGAAGTTGCTATACTGCCCCCACGGCATCCGCGCAAGGGCGAACTGGTGGTAGAGCTGGCTGTAACTCTCCGGCGATGGCGTGCCGCTCATCAGCAGCAGGTAGCGATAGGTGAGCTGCTTGAGGTCCTTGAACCGCTTGGAGGGCTTTGGGTATGCACCTACGCCGTGGGCCTCGTCCACGATGAGCAGGTCCCAGCTGGTGCCCTTCAGCTTTGGCAGTTGCTCGTAGTTGGTCACGGTGGCCTTCACGCCGATGGCCGAGGCATCACGCTGGATGGATGCGATGGCCTTCTTCTTGGTCACCACCAGCACCTTGGTGGCACCGATGTGGCGGGCGGTCTCGAACGCGGTCAGCGTCTTGCCTACGCGGACCATGCCTGCCAAGTAGGCAACATGATGAGTTTTTAAGATGCTAACCAAATTATCAGCAGCCTTTTGTTGGTACGGCCTTAATGTAACAGACATTGTTCCAAATGTTTAACACTGTTTTTTTATTTACGCCGTACATATGCGCAAGAAGGCGAGAAGAGATAACGCCCCTTTTTGCTCTTATTTCAGCAGCCTGTTCGTCAGTCAGTTTTCTAATGGGATTCAATTTTCCAAGCACATTATAGCTGTGCAATTCGTTCTCTGATGGCGTACACCATTCAAGGTTTGACGCATTGTTATTTGAAGGATTCCCATCAATATGGTTCACATGTGGCTTTCTGCTCGGATTCTTCAAAAAATGCAATGCCACTAATCGGTGAACCATGTATCTCTTTTGCTTATTGAACTCGCTCAATGTCACACGCAAATAACCAGACCTTGTTTTCTCTGGCTTTATCAGTCGCTCCTTGTAGAAACAATCAAAACCTTGCGGATATCGTATTGTGCAAGCAATACGACGAACCATGCCACAATCACTTACTTCGTAGTTCGACCAGCCTTCTATTTTCTTCCACATTGCGAAAGGTCCGGCAGGCCACGTTGACGGCGTGGAGAGCGAACAGAAGGCACAGGTAGCCCTACAATGGGCGCTCTGCTTCCTGCCGGGTTCTTCGGTGTGTACTTGGCCATCCTGTTTAACGAGTTGTCAGGCTCGCATTGCAAACATACGAAACTTTCATTGATAAACCAAGCGCACCTCGCCGCGCAGGTAGGCAACGCGATGCGCAAGCAGGATGATGGCAAGGCGCTTGGCCGCGTCGGTCTGGTATGGGCGTAGGGTTACCATGCGAACAGATTGAGTTGCTTTTTGTGTCCTGAGCATTCTTCTGGAAAGAACCTCGTGTCGCTGGTGTACTTCATGCCCGGCATACGCCAATAGGCGACGCCATACCTCTTCACCAGCTTGCGGCTGCGTGCCTTGTCATACATCACGAATGATCGCAGGCCGCACAGCGAGCAGCAGTCGGCAAGGGCCACGATATTGGAAGGCCCTTGCATCATCCACTTATGCGCTCTCATGGCTTCATCAGCTTGGTGATGTCCTCCTTGGTGAGCGAAGCCAGGTCGGCCTTGATTATGCGGTCGATGGACATGCGGTAAAGCTTGGACAGCGCGAGCAGCATATCAATGTTTGGCTCAGACATATTGCCTTCCCATCCGGAATAGCGCGACCGTTTGATGCCCAGCGCCTCGGCAGCCTGCTCCTGCGATAGGCCGTGATGCGTGCGCAATTTTTTGAGGTTTGTGCTTAGGTGGTTCATGTATGTCATCAGAATGGTGCTTCTTCGGTTACTGGTGTAGCGACTTCTGCGGTAGCTGACGTCTTGAATACAACGTAGCGGCCTATGCTGTCCTGCCCGTGGTCCACCTCATACTTGTGGTGAGCACCATAGGCGTCAAGCCACTTCTTCCAGCGCTTATCTGTCAGGGTCTTCTTACCACGCGGTCCATAGTCCTTGTACTCCTCCGTGAACTCCTCCATCTTGCGCCCCTTGTAGATGCGCACATTGACCGGCAGCTTGTCCTCCGAGGCCCATTCATAGAAGTCGGCATCGGTCTTGCCAGCCAGCTTGCGGTTGTGGAGGTTCTTCCATCTGGCGGTGGTCAGACCTTCCTTGAGGTACATCTGGATGCAGCCAACGATGAAGGCGTCGAAGCGGCTCCACTCTTCCTCATCCCAGTCATGGAACAGCTGATGCCCGAACTCCTCCGCAGGGGTGTGATGGACACCAAAATAGTCGGACATCTCCACCTCCCAGCGCCGACGCTCATGGCTTCCACCATCGCCTTGTATGGTGTAGTTCGTGGTGATCACGATCTTGGGCGACTTCCACACCGGGATTTTGACGGCATCCTTGTTCTTCTTCTCAAGGGTGATGCCCTCGGTGATGATGGAGAACAGCCGCTCGAAGGCAAAGTAGCGCTGGACATCATCGAACACCAGCACCTGGGTGTCGGCACCGACGGTCTGGTAGGGGAAGCCCTTGTCGAAGGAGAAGGTCTTGCCGTCCAGCTCCACCACCCGCTTGATGCTGCGCAGCGCCTGCATCATGATGCCCTTGCCGCTGCCACCGTTGGGGTTCTCATCGATAGTGCTGTCATTATAGATGACCGCCCTATTGTTGGATAGGTCCTTGAAGCCGTGCAATAGGTACCCCAGCGTGGTGCAATGGGCGTTGTAGCGGTCCTCCACGCCTGCCACATTGGGTCCTGCCACGAAGTTGACGAACCGCTGGAACTCTCCGAATGGTGTGGCCCCTTCGTGGTAGTCTCTATCGATGACCTGATCCGCCCAGATGTATCCGCCGAGGTTGGCATAGTCCACCGCCTCCAACTTGTCGCGGTACACCTGCACGCAGAAATTACGATAGTAGAGGTTGCAGAACGCTCTGGTGTCCTCGGCAAAGGATAGGCTGATAGGCTCCAGCATGGAGAGATACTCCGCGTTGAATAGCTTGGTGGTACCAGCGAGCTTGTCATAGACGGCCATATCACCGACCTCCTTCTTGATGTAGTTGAGCGTGAAGTCCTTGATGACCTTCTCGCTGGTGTTGTAGACCAGGTTGCTCACCACCTTGACGAAGATGAAGTTGGTGGACCCTTCGGGGTATAGCTTGCGGAAGCCGTTATCCTCGAGGAAGGCTTGGAAGCGATGGTCGTGGATGATGACCACGCCCTTGTTGGTCTTGGACCAGAACTGCGACCCGTCCACCTTGCCGACGATCTTGGTGATGACCGCCTCACGCTCCTGCTTGTCAGGTATCTGGGTCGCAAGTTCCTGACTGATCTTGGCAGGAGCATCACCGAAAAGCGAGCGGCTCTTGATGTAGTCTATGGTCGCCTTATCCTCGAACGCTTTGGTGCCATGCTCATCGGTGTGCTTATAGGCGTTGGCGACCAGCTGACGCAAGTCGTCGGCATTGCAATGGTTGCCGAGGGTGCCGACGATATACTGCTCCGCCCGTAGCCTGCTGATGCCGAAGCGGTTGAACGCCCTGAGCAGGATGTAGCTGTTATTGTTGAGCTGCCCTTCGACCAGCGGGTACTTGCGCTGGTGCCACTTGAGCAGCTTCTCGATGATGACCTCCTCGTTGGAGATGCGCACGTCGGGCATCTCATATACCACGTCATAGTGCCGGTCCTCCACGATGACCTCGAAGATGGCGCTGTCGGCATTGTAGTAGATGTCGGGGTCGAAGGACTCGTAGCAGACGCGGCTCAGGTTGTAGTTCTTGGGGTCGAACTGCTCGATGCCGAAGTGTTCCATGAGCGCATCGAACGACCCTTTGTGCGTCTTGGCATCCGGCGGGATGCGGACCACGGCCTTGAGGCCATCACCGCTCGGGGAGGTGAATAGGACGTGGACGTATGGGTCTGCCTTGAGGCGGTCGCGGACCTCCTCAAGGTTGGGGACGTGGTCGAAGTCCACGCCGACCAGACCGCTGTGCTTGATGAGCAGGTTATCCTGGCGCTTCTTGAAGGTGCCGGACCAGCAGATGGACAGGAGGCCCCGCTTGAGGTTGTTGCGCTTGGACTTGTCTTTCTCCTGTCGGATGCGTTCCACCAGCTCGGCATTGGCACCCCGCTTTATGCGTTCGACCACCCAAGGCACCGTTCTGGTGTGGCTCTGGTCGACCTCTTTGATGTTGCGATAGACGCTGAACTCTTCCATGTTGTCTGTTTTGGCATCCCACTTCTGAAAAGCGGGATGCAAGTGGGATGGTTTAACTTATTGATTTTCAGAGGGCATCCCGCTATCCCACTTCGCGGTGGCTTTTTTGGCCCTTTTCGTTTTTCCCTCAAAAGTCCCCTTTTCTATATATATAGAAGAAGGGGCGACGGAAGTGGGATTGAGGTTGCAAGCGGGATGCGACGGCCTCAAGGTAGCATGTTCAAGGTGGAAGGCTTGCCATTCAGCGATGAAGGTCTCATCGATGTTGCGAGGGTCGGGCATCGACCTGCCCTGCATGAATGTGCGGAGCAGGTCGGCAAACGGACGTGCATGGTCAATGTGCATCATGACGCCAACGGCTGTGCCACAGAAGCCACATGAGTCGCTCACGCTGACCGTGCTGCGGAAGGCAGCTATCTGAGGCGCGATGGCTTGGCGCATTGCCATAGTAAATAGTTGACCTGTGCTATGGTCCTTGCCCTTCTCGCACTTGCGCCACGACACATCTATGGTCGTGCCGTCGATGCGATCCGCGAACAGCTCGGGGTAGGTGTTGCCCATCCTCGTCTTGCGACGCACGATGAATGCCGCTACCCCTGCTCCAATCTTATCCGCTGCGTCCGGATGCCTCAGCACCATCTGGTGCAGGTAGTCATACCACACCTCCCCAGGCTTGATGCTCACGGATGTCATGCCGCCAAGCATCTCAAGTAGTTTATCCTTCATCGCAAAAGAAAGGCCCCGCAGGTACTTGCTCCGGTCGCAGCGGAGCGTTCCCTTTGGGGCCTATGTGGTTGTCTGTCCATCACGGCTGCGACCCGTGGCCTGAATGGTCAGGCGCCCAAAGATAGCTTATGCCATCGAACCCTGCAAGCGGATGGTGTCCGCTTGACGATGAGGGCGATGGTCATCCAGTCCACCTGTAGCTTGGCAAGGCGTATCAGCGTGGCGGTGTCTTGAAGGGTCCAACGATGTGTGCCGTTAGCCATCAGGTCGTCATCCGGTCGGTCCTCCTCGGTGATACCAGGGCGGTCCTCGAACAGCTCCCAGCCGCCTCGCCCAGATGATGGCGGCTGTGCCCCGAACGCATAGTCGAGGTAGCTCTCGCTGCCGATGCGCTCACCGGCCTGAAGCTCGGCCCAGCTTAGGTGCTTGACCTGCCCGTCGTGCAGGTAGCTTGCCGCTGGTCCCTGCCTGCTTCCTGGTTCCGGTTCCCACGGCTTGTCCAGCCACTTGCTTTTGACGGTCAATATGCTTGCCATAGAGTGTCTCAGGTTTGTAGGAGCGGCCTCCGCCAGTTATCCAGCAGCGGTGCTCACGGTGGTCGAAGAGTTCCTTCTTCTTCATCGGTTGCGTTCGTTGAGCATGGCATCGGCATGTGCATAGGCATGCTCCGCCACGTTGCCATAGCCATCCATGCCGTCAGCTATCAGGGCCTGCATGGCAAGTCCTGCGAAGTAGTCACGCAGGTCTACCTTGTCAGGGATGACCTCCATCTCCTTCTTGAGTTCCTCAATTTGGTAGAGCGACATCTTGCCCAGGTTGCGTATCTGCTTCAGCTCGTCGTAGCTGGGCAGGTCGTCCAGCTTCTCGATGCCTGCATCCAGCAGGGCGTTCTTCGCCCGGTTGCTCAGCTTGGTCTCACTTATTTTCATCGCGGAACATTCTGTCGGCCAGCCACTGTGCCTGCTCTGTCTGCGTGCCTCGGTCTGGGTAGCCATTGGTTTGACATTGGGTGATGATCTCATGGATGCGGGCCACTGCTCGGGGGGAGAGGTTGGACCCCTCCGCCCCTTGCAGCCTGTTGATGAGGCCCCACACCATATCGTCGGTTACCACATCCATCGCAAGAACCTGCGGATGATGCCGTAGTTTGGCTTTGATGGTGCATTGACCACCTGTCTTTGCGCCAACTCGGCATTCTTGTCCATGATGTTCTTGTCCATGATGGTCTTCACGGTAGCCATCGTGACGCGGTCATTGCAATACAGCTTCCCATCCTTGCGGGTAATGATACCAAGACGGATGGCGCTCGTGCATGACCGGTTGCCGATGCAATGCTTGGCGACCCACTCGGACTGCTTGTACATGCCAGGCGATGCGGCAAGGTCAAGCAGGGCTTTGTAGTGACGCTGTGCAGCGTTGCGGCGTGATGTTCTTTGGCGAATCATCTGTTGTGGTGTTAGAACACGTCACCGTCCATCGGCACGGCGTCGAACACGTCGGCACCGCCCTTGTTGTGTGGCACATGCGTCAGCACCTGCACACCGCGCAGGTACAGCTTCACGCCGGTGCGCTTGTTCTTGGTCCATGGGATGAGCGTGACGGCCACGTTGCAGACGCTGCCGTTGCCGACCTCGTCGGTGAAGACGGCTTTCTTGGCGTCAACCACGATGGGTGGCGTCGTCTGGGCACCAGCCTTTGTGACCGTGCTGCGCTTGGCGATGAAGAACTCATTGCCGTCCTTGTCCTCCTTCGGGTTGCATCCGCGTGCCATCAGAGCATCGCGGTCCTCGTCGTTGACGTAGCAGTTGATGCTCCATTCCTTGGGGGCGGTATCCTCGTAGGCTTTGCCCGGCTCGTGGACCTTGGCCCACTTGACACTCACGTTCTTGAGCGTCATCTCCTCCAGTTGCTTCTTGTTCTCCATGTCTACTACTTGTTGATTTTGCGCTCGCCGTTGAGGGCCGCGAGCTTCGCCTCGGTGTTATCAATAGCCGTCGCCGGTGCCGTCGCCGTTGCCGTAGCCGTAGCCGTAGCCGTAGCCGTAGCCGGTGCCGTCGCCGTAGCCGTAGGCGTAGCCGTCGCCGGTGCCGTTGCCGAGCAAAAGGATGTATTTATCCATCACCATCCTTTATTGACTGCAATTGTCACGATTGGCGTGCATCGAACGGTTCCATAAGCATCGTGCTTGGTGTCTTGAAGCGGCCCATTCACAAGCTCACCAAGTCCTTGTGTAGTCCCCCACAAGCGGATGTTGCGGCAGTTGGTGATTGTCACGCTACCGTCGTCATTGTCGTGGCAGTTGCCAACGAACACCCATCCACGGTCGGCAACGATGATACGCACATCACCGATAGCCTGCGCATCTTTGCGGACGTACTCGATGCCATCAATTGTCAGAATGCTCTTGTCCATGTCTACTACTTGTTGATTTTGCGCTCGCCGTTGAGGGCCGCGAGCTTCGCCTCGGTTTCGGTCAGTTTGATGCGGGTCACCCGCCAGTTGTTGGTGCTGATGCGGTCGCTCTCGCCGATGGTGAGGCTCTGCATCATGTGGTCGCCGTACAGCTTGAGGTCCTCGATGAGCCTGCTGCGCAGGTGCTCAAGGTAGTTGCGCTCGGCGAGGTAGGCATGCTCGCGGTACTCCAGGTCATAGTCGCGCTCTGCGAAGTAGTCCTGGTAAGCTTGGGAGTTCTTGGTCATGCTCATGGCTGGTTAGATGTTATCGAGGAGGAGGTTGATGCGGATCTTGGTCAGGCGGTAGTTGCGGCGGTTCCGCTCAGGGATGCTGCAGCCTGCGTTGCGGAAGCTCTGTGCAGAGCGGGCAAGAATGTCGAGGCGGTCGATGGCATCAGCGAGGCGCAGAGCCAGCATCGCCTTGCGGTCGTTTGTCGTTCGGGCATCGCTCACGCTATTGCAGAAGCGGTCCCAGAGGTAATCGAAGCGTTCCATGTTAGTGTGATGGTGTAAGGTGTACCGATAGGGTTCTGCCGTTAGGTGATTTCCATCCCATTGCTCGGCATACTGCCTGCCAGTTGATGGCTGCGTTGCCAGCCTCTATGCGCGCCTTTTCAAGGGCATTCATGTCAGCCCATTCTGCGCCGCATTTGCGTTCGTTGATCACAAAAGCCAGGTCATTGTCAGCCTTCATCAAACGCTTCCAAGCTCCAACAACTTTGAGCGGAACATCTGTCTCACAGATACTGAGCACGAGACTGCTTCCGTTTCGTTTCCATTTCGCATTCATGGTAGTGTCGTCGTTGTTTGTTTGCCAAATGTACGGTGAATCGCACACTATGGTTCCAAAATGTACACCAGTTGCAGAACGATGTACACTAAGTGAGCCTTTAGAACCAGTAGAACTCGCGGAGGGTGTAGCCCATGTCGGATGCCTTGCAGTCGAGCACGGTCTCCACATGCTCACGCATCAGGTCCTCAGGCATCTCGCACCAGCGGCGTGGGCTACCATCCTCGACCGGCTGGCTGGTAATGTCGTGCAGGTTGGCGGTGGTGACAATCATCTCGTCGTCGGTGTGGTTGTTCCAGACTGCGAGTTCGATGTCCCCTGTCTTGATGTTGATGCTGGCGTACATGGCGTTGTTCGTTGATGGCCCAAATGTACGGCGAACCGGACACGGTGCAACACCAATGTACACCACTCGTCACATTCCTGTACACAAAGTGACATTTTTCGACCACGAACGAAAATAGCTTGCACGGTCGGTGCGGCCTGCCGTAGGTTTGCCGTCATGAACACCACACCCAAACTCCGCAAGGCCATCAAGGCCGAGCTGCGTGCCCGCAAATGGTCCATCGGCGAGCTGGTCCGCCGCTCCGGTGCGCCTAAGTCTACCGTCCACACCTTCCTCAAAGGTGATGGCGATGTCTATTACTCCACCGCCATGCAACTGCTCAAAGCTATCCAGTCATGAGCACTCCACGCATCAAGTCCACCGTCCGCCCCCAGGTCACACCCAGCCATAACGAGGTGTACCTGAACGCGTGGGTCGAGCTGCGCCGCCTGCGTGGTTGGACAGAGGAACAGATCAACCGTACCTTAGAGGCATGCAAGCGCGCATCATCATCCTCGCGACCGTACTGCTCGTAGGCTGCTCACCGGAGCGCCGCCTGCAACGGCTGCTGTCACGCCATCCTGAGCTGCATCGGACGGACACCATCACCGTGGTGGTGCCCGCCGATACGGTCATGGTCCGTGACACGCTGACGCAGCACGATACCATCACCATCACTAACGACCGGCAGACGGTGCAGATAGTGAGGGTGCCCACCGGCAGCCCTTGCGACACGGCCAAGGTGGTGCTGGACGTGACCGGCACCGTCAAGGCCGACACCGTCACGGTGACCGTGGACCGCGTGGTGCCATGCCCGACCAATACCAAGGTGAGCAGGTGGTGGCGCACCGCCGCCATGGTCATGGCCGTGCTGTGCCTCGCGATGTTCCTGCTCTACCGTTACCCGCCTAACCGCGACCACGCATGAACAACCGCGAAACCTTCCTTCAATACATCACCAGGTGGTCCGGCTTCGGTCTGACGCCTTGGCCTGCCGCCATCATCATTCACCTCTTCGGCATTGCTTCTATTGTGATGGCCTTTGAGGAGAGCGCGTGGGCATTGCTGGGCCTGATGGCACCGGCCATGCTGTGGTTCGGAACATGGATGAACTACACCGGACGATGGCGCTGAACGACGGACAGGCATTGCCGCCGTTGCATTTGAATGGCGGCAATGCGTAGTTGTACGGCGGCGTCCTGATTTTCAAAGCAAACGGCCTTGGGGCGGCCTTGTAAAACCCCTGAAGTGATGAGCACTTTCAAAGACCGCCTTCTGGAAGAGAAGGCACAACTCGACGAGCGTCGGGCCAAGTTGGAGGCGTTCCAGCACAGTGAAGCGTTCCAAAGCATCGAGCCGGTGCAGATGACGCTTCTGAACATCCAAGCACAGGCCATGGCGACGTACTCGCAGTGCCTGACGGAACGCCTCGCTTGGTTGGAGCCCAAGGCCGTCGAAGCGTGAGGCTTGCGGAACCCCGGCGCGTGGATGAGTTCTGCGCGTCGGGGTATTCGCTGCCGTACAACGGACATGGCTAAACGCAGGCATAGCAGGGGCATGAGCGCGAGGAGCTTGCGTTTAGCCGTAGATGTACGTTCGGCTTGCCCTTCGTGCGGTAGGCGCGGGGAGCGTACCACCCTGATAAGTGACCCACAACCCGACGACATTCCGGGTGCGCTGCACGTTGGCAAAAGCTACTGCTGCGCGAAATGCCGCGTTTGGTGGGTAAGCTGACGAACATCTACGTGATATACGCAACTGCCATCCAACAAACAACAACAAATGGAACTGATCATTCTCACCGTGTTCACGGTCGCCTTCGCCCTTTGGTGCGCTGCTGACGATGCCAAAGAGATTGCCCATGGTAAGTACATCCGCCACAAGTTGCAGTGGGTGCTTCGTGCTATCGCCGTTGGGGTGCCGTGCCTGCTCTTCGGCGTGCCGTTCTTCGCCATCGGACTGGCCTTCCTGTTCAGCGCCGTGTTCCGGTTCCGGCTCAATAGGCTGCGTGGGCTGAGCGTATGGTACATCGGGCCGTGGAGCAGCCTTTATGATAGGCTGTTTGCCGCTCTGTTGTACATGCGTTGGCCAAACTGGCTGGATGTTTTGTTGATGCGCGACGATTACATAGAGGTCGGCAATGTCGGGTTCATCCACCGCGCTGGGCGCATTGCCTACGCCGTTGAGGTGGTTATCTTCGCAGCCGTGACAGCGCTGGTGGTTGTCATATTGCCCGCCTGCTGAAGGCGACGACCGACGAGGGCTTTGGTTTGGTCTTGCGCTCTGCGCTGCCCGACCAGCCCTTGTGGAAGCGCACGCACAAAAACTGCCCACCCAGCGGCCTCGGCCCTCCGCCACGCTCGACATGCCAGCCGCTGTGGCCGTCGGCATACTCGTCCTTGTAGGTCGAGCATCGGATCATGAGCAGGTCCCGCGTCACCGGCTGGTACTGCGCGTCCAGCATCTCCCTGGTATAGGTCACCACATAGTCGTTATGGACGTGGCCCATCACGATGGCGTCGGCACCCTCCGTCTGGGTGCTTGCCCTGTTGTGCTGGATGGTGCCCTTGGTGACCGGAGCACCACCACCGCTGCCGTGGTAGTACTTGATCACATAGCTCTTGCGGCTGCCGGTCATGTTGCCCATCAGCGTGTACCACCCACCATAACCACCGGCCATCACCCTGTGTCCGCCCTTTGCCTTTGAGTTGAGCAGGCTGACAAAGCGTTGAACTACGTCCGTCTCCATCCGCTTGAGGATGCTCGTCTCATGGTTGCCGAGGCCCACGATGTCGATGTATGGCTGGTAAGGGGCGAACCATTCAGCGGCCGTCTCCACCACCGCATCAAGGTAGTGGTTGACGTTGTGCTCCGGGCGGATATCGCTCTTCTGTTTCCTTGGGTCATAGGCTCCTTGCATCAAACAGAACGTGTCGCCGGGCATGACGATGCGGGCGCCCATCTTGACCGCCTCATCGAGATGCCGCTTGAGCAGGTCGCGCTTGCAATGTGGGTTGTCCCAATGGATGTCGGGGCAAAGGAACACCCACTGCTCAATACTGGACAGCTTGCTGGTGATCTCGTAGATGTGGCTGGTGCGGGTGACCTCTCTAAGCATACTCGGTGCGGGCATCAAATGATGGACAGGCCTTGGTGACGCCAGGGAAGTCACGATGCCCTTGGACGGTTGCGTTGGGGTACAAGGCGCGCCACTCGTTGATGACGCGCAAGAGCGTGGCCTTCTGCTCAGGTGTGCGGTTGTCGAGCGAGCGACCGTTGGTGCCTACACCGCCGATGTAGCTGACGTGTAGGCTGGTGGCGTTATGTCCCCTCACGCCGTTCGTTGTCGCCTCGTCCGGTGCCAGCCTCATCGCCGTTCCGTTGGGCAGGACGAGGATGTGGTAGCCGGGGCTGCGCCATCCCATCACCTGCCTCCAGTACCGTTGGATGCTGGCGACAGTCGCAGACTGTGGCGTCGCGGTGCAATGGACAACGAGATGGGTGATATTCCGCATGGCCCCGGTCCAGCTTCAACGCTTGAAGAGTTTGCCGATGAATGCCTTGACCTCAGATACCAGGTCGAGGCCTGTGACCTTGCCGATGTTCTCAAGGTTACTGAGCAGCTCGCGGCTGACGATGACACCAGCGGTGACGGTGGTCACTCCCAAGGTATCTCCCAAGCCGAAGGAGAGGTCAACGCCACGGCAGATGAGAATGGCGAGCATGTACAGCACCACCTTCTCGATTGTGCCTCCCATGCCCTTTGAGTTGAACACCTTGCCTGAGGCCCGCCATCCCGTGTACATATCGCACAGGACCAACGCACCGATGAGGAGCAGGTAGTGCTTGACGGGAATGATGAAGGATGCGGCAGCGGCGCAGGCTACGCTGATGATGTGTAGCAGCCACGCGCCGCCTGAAGGGTCCACGATGGATGCGGCGAGGTGCTTGATGCGTGTGGTGTCCATTAGGCTACGCGGCGAATGAACCCGACCACATCGGTGACGGTGATGGTCGTGGTGGTGGCTATCTCGGTACGGAATTGCAGGCGGATAGCGGATGCGGCGTTGAACACAGTGCGGCCTCGAACAACACCAGAATTGGATGTTGTTCCGCGAGATGATGCAGCAGGTATGTCTGTTTGGAAGCCACCGCGAAACGTTGAGCGATCACCAGACTGCGTATCAACACCCACCTCAACGGTGGCGTAGTCCAACGTTCCACCCACCGTGTTCCGCACCGTGAAGCCAGCGCCTGTCGTAGTAGCGTTGGCGCTGTAGGTGATGCGGTACTCGAACTCGTACATACCCGCACCCGGCACCGTCAATTCCGTGTTGGTCACATCGACCATTGTTATGGAGGTTGTGGCCTGCGTTCCGACCGTCCAAGTGGGGAGCAGCGAATAGGCGAACGGGGTGATGTAGCGGGCGTCGGCATCCGACCGTGCGGGGATGCTCGCGCCCGTACCTACTCCGATGGCCCGCTTGGTGAACGTATCCGCCCCCGTCTGCTCGACAAGGCCCGCCGTAGCGTCAAGGCCCGCCAATGCCGTGAGGGTTGCGTCTGCACTTTGGAAGGCCGTGGATGCCTGCGTTGCAGCCGTCCCAAGGCCCATCGCCGTCCGCGCGTTGGCTGGGGTAAAGTTCTCCCAAACGCTGTCGGTCGCATTCCAGAACAGCCCCACCGTATTAGTCGCAGGCGTAGTGATGCGGACATCATGCAGCTCTTCTAACTCGAAGCCGTTGAGCGGGTCCACATAGATGATGCCGTCATTGATGCCAGCCTTCTTGACGACATAGCCCACGCGCACCAGATGGTTCGGTGCGCTCGGCTTGACGTTGACTATCTCGCCAGCCGTGGTCGGTGACACATAGAGCGTGTCGCCCTCATTGAAGGCGTTGGTGTTCAACGCGCGGATGATGCCGCGCGTGATGACGTAGCCGCTTGAGTTGATACCGATGGCCTCAGCCGTCAATCCAATGGTGTCTGCACTGTTGAGGTCACCATTGCCCTGCGCCAGCGCGATAGTAAGCCTGGTGCCGCTGGAGCCATTGACGCGCACCACCTTGCCCTTTGGAATGGTGCTGCCCGTGTTGTTATAGATGAGCACATGAAGGTCGGTGCCGAGCAGCGCGGTGACATTGCCGCCATCGAGACCTGCCTCCGGTGCGCCCTCGGTACTATTCCATCGGATGCGCCCTGCGGCTGCTGCACTGGTCGGCGTGGTATCAAGGTCGATGGCATCAACCTGACCCAGCTTCCCGTTGTCGTCAAGCAGAACCGGGCTGTTCTGTATCAGCTTTCCCGTGGTAAGGTTGAAGCGAGCGATGGCCTCATCGGTGGCGGATGCTGGACCTACCACGTCTCCTGTCGCTGCTGCGCTGGTGCGCACGAACGGGTCGGTGGCACCATCGAGGATGGTGCTTGCCTGGTCCGGCGTCAGGTCTTGCGGGTCTCCAGTTCCAGCACCTGCTGCACGGCCCTTGACCGTGCCTTGTGCCATGTCCGACAGCTTGGCGTTGGGGACGGCCCCATCGGCCAGCGTGGTATTGACGGTCAGCGTTGCCATTAGGCGATAGTTATGTTGAGCGTGTTGTCCACGCACGGGTCCACGTCATTGATGGTCTGGACGAATGAGCCGTTGACATTCACGGTGATGTCGTAGTCGCAGGTCGTGCCGCTGGTCGGGCACTCATCAGTCCAGCCGCTATCCGGTGCCGTGCCTTGCTCCACGAATACAGCCATCTCGCGCACCAGTCGGTCAGCGAGGTCCGTGTCGATATTGGTCGGGCTGGTCTGCTCATAGACCGTGACCGTCCAGTTACCAGCAGGCGACAGGGTCACCTCGCCATCGGCAGCTACAGCACCGCTCGCCACCTCCTCAAAGGTGAGCGTTACCATCGCACCGGTGGCATTGCCTGCCTGCACCACGCAGTAGGCATTGCCGTTGCGCTCCGGGTCGTTGAAGTGCAGGAGCCAGTAGGACGGCGACAGCGTCTCACGCGCCATCACCGCCAGCGTGTTGCTGCTGCCGCGCTCAATTACCATCGCAGCACTCGCCGTATTGGTTCACGTTGCGGTTGGTCTGGTCCGGTGTGCGGATGCCATAGGGGTACTGCCACCGCGACTTACGGGTGATGACGCCACCAGGGTACATCTTGTTGACCCGCTCCTCCAGCTCCACGTTGTCGTTGTAGCTTGGATAGGTGGTCACGTTCTCGTCCAAGAACTTCAGCAGCCGCTCATATCCTGCATCGGCTGCGCTGCGGGCCTGCGTCACCTGCATGCTCAAGGTCTTGGCATCCACGCTTTGGTAGTCACCGCCGTTGACGCTATGCACGCCATTAGCCGTCGGCTCTGCATACATGCGGGGGAGGCTGTGCTGCATCGTGCGCCATGCCAGCGGTCCCTTAACGTAGGTCAGGAGCGACAGCAGGTCGGCCTCGGTCGCCAGCGTGGGGTCCGCTTGGATGGCAGTGTCCAGCTCATCGTAGAGCGTGCGGCCCAGCACCTTCTCCAGCTCCTCCTGCGCCAGCTTCATGAAGGGTGCGAGCTTGCGGTCGTCGACCGTCTTGGAAAGCCCGCAGATGCTGCGCACCGTGGCGAGGCTTATGATCTGTGTCTCACAGCAGGCCATCAGGCAGTGGTGTTAGTAGGTGCAGGTAGAGCAGCCGTCTGTGCCGGGATGATGTCGCCGCGTCCATCCTCGAAGGCAGGCAGCTCCATATCCTCGCGCAGCTCGTTGATGGTCATGGTGCGCAGGCGGATATTCTCGCTCTCGGTGTCGTCATCGAACAACTGGAGCGGTATGATCTCGGCATTCCACACCGGGATGCCCTCCGCGTTCATAAGGCGCACCAGGTCCTTAGTGATCATCTGCTGCTTGGGCTTCACGAAGCCCTCCATGAATTGGTCGGCTGCGGCTTTCATGGCATTGCCTGCCGATGTCAGACCGCCCACCACGTCCATCCGGTACAGCAGGTCAGGGATGCCATAGCCACGGACGATGACCGCCTCAGCAGCCTCTCTGATGGCGTCCAGCTCCCCGGCATGGTCACCACGCGCCAACACGTTCAGCAGAGGCGCATTCTCGTCCTGCGTGCCGAAGGTGTGGAAGATGCCCCTGCCGTTGGCACCGGTGTAGGCATCCTCAATATCCTTGTCGTATTGCTCGAGGTCCTTGGTGTCCGCGCTGATATAGGTATGCAGGTGGACCGTTGGCTTAAAACCGGTATCAATCTGGGTCCGGTTGAACACGGGCACCTTGGCCCACACCTCAGCGTCAGGCACCGCAGGCAGCCACCACGGCTCGCCGTAGTAGTCCCGGTTCTGCTTGTAGGTCTTGCTATAGATGACCGCGCTGGGCACGCGCTCATCCATCCTGAAGGCCGGCAGCTCGATGGGGCGGTACCGCACCACGGCACCACCACGCGCGCCGACCTCCTTCCAGTTGGCCGACCAGTAGTAGTTGCTCACCTTGCCCTCCATCAGCTTGCCGCTGCGCAGGCGTGACACGTCAAGGTGGTCAACGCGCACAATGCCGCCACCGAAGCCACGGCGTACCACCCAGCTCTTGGTGTTCGCCAGAGCGATGTCCAAAGCCGTCGCATGCAGGAAGTCCTCCTCGGTGCTGTCCTGCATCCACTCTTGGAACTTGCGCTGCGCCGCCTCCACCTCGTTGCCCTCCTCGTCGACGAAGCGGATGCCACGCCCAGCGATGAACATCGCCGTCATCTCGATGCAGCGCTGTAAGGGGACGCAGTTGTCCGCCAGCGTCCGCATGTTCTCGAGGAAGAGATTGTCGGCACCGAAATAGACCCACGGATTGCCCGTGTAGCGCTCTTCCACGAGCGGTGCGCTGGTGCCTTCCTTGAGGTAGGCGTAGAACTTGGGTAGGCTCATGGTTACAAAAAGGGGCGGGCTGTTAGACCCGCCCCAGCTTTGTCAGTTGTTGCCACTTAGGCCAGTACGATGAGGCCGTTGATGAACACCTTGGGGGCGCACTTCTGGAGCATCGCCACCATCTTGTCATCCTTCAGCATCTCGTTGGTCACCTTGATGGTGCCGTATTGCGTGGGCACGTCAAGCTGCTTGGTCTTGCCAGCCAGCTTGTATCCTTTGTGGGTCTTCTCAGACATGGTCGTCAGGTATTAGGTCGTGCTCTCGTAAGACTGAAGCAGGGCCAAGGTAGTGCTCTCGTTGGTGTCCCAGAAGTGGGGGCACGGCTCGCTCATGTTCTCGGCGCGGATGCTGAACATGTTGCCCACCTCAGCCTGGTCGGATGTGCCGACGTGGCTGAACAGCTTAGCCCCAGCGTCCTTGCCGATGATCTTGAACACGCCAGCCTTCAGCTCAAGGATAGCCACGATGTCGGGACCGGCCAGCGACTCAATGAAGTTGCGGGCGGTGATGCCGAGGTCGGCCACCTTGCCGCTGAACTCATGGTACCAGCTCTTGGTCT